TGGGTGACCTTTATGGTTATTCAGTTACCTTCACAGGTCAGGAGCAATTACCAGCAGCATTTATCAGCGGCTCAACTACTTCAAATCCATTCGCTGCATTAAGCGGAAGTGGATTACCAACAATAGTATACGGAACAAACTCATAATTTGTCTTGCAAAAGTAAATAAACAAACCCTACTCTTAATTGAGTGGGGTTTTTTTGTTTTAACTATTTTGTAGAAAAGTCCTGTTTTTAATTATATAAATGCAAGATAATGCTGAGCTATTTCATATCACAATCTAACGAATGGACCATCAGAACACAGAACACAGGTAGTAATGCATATACTATGAGCCTGACAGATATGATGGGTCTAAATACATATACAGCAAGTATGAGTGGTATATCATTCACTCCATACGAAAATATATTAGCATTCACTGCAAGTATTAGTGGTGCTATTGTTGCCGGCGAATATAGAGCGGTATTAACTAATCAAGGTGTAACCGGGTCAATAATATGGAATGGTAGTGTGCAAGTATTTGCATCTCAATCAACAGATAAATCAGTATACGAAAATAAGAACACACAATATATTTCTCACACATCGGAGAACAAATATATAATTTATGACTAATATGAAAGGAAGACAAAACTTTGCTATTGTTAATGTACAAAATAACATGATGCCTATCATCAATGAAGATAGCAAGACAAGATATGCATGGATACCATTCGGTGTTTATGGACATGATGATTTTTTCGCAGCGGTAACAACTGCATATAATGTATCTACAACCAATGCAGCATGTATTGAAGGATTGGCTGACCTTATTTTCGGAAAAGGTTTATACTCAAAAGATGAAGTAAAGAATGAGTTAATACAAAAACTTATTCCACAGGAAGAAACTAAAAGAGTTGCATTTGACCTTAAATTATATGGTAATGGTGCATATACAGTTTATTGGAATGATGACCATACCAAAATAATTAAAATGTATCATGTTCCAGTTCAAACACTTCGTGCAGAAAAGTTAGGTAGGTCTCCAAAGATTGAAAATTATTATTATTGCACAGATTGGTCAGATGGTAGAAAGGTAAAAGATAAAAAGAAGATACCTGCTTTCGGCACATCTAATGAGAAGATGGAAATACTATACATCAAACATTATTGCCCAGGTCTTTACTACTATGCATTACCTGATTGGGTTTCAGCATTACAATTTAGTATGAGTGAAGGTGAAGTATCTAATTTACATTACAATAATATTACAAATGGTTTCTTACCTGCTGTAATGATTAACTTTAATAATGGAGTACCTGCACCAGAAGAAAGACAAACAATAGAGGATTTAATTCAGGCTAAATTCACAGGTACAGATAACGCAGGACGTTTTATGGTTTCATTTAATGATGACCCTACTACTAAACCTACATTGGATATAATTGATATCTCTAATTTGCATGACAAGTATCAGTATGTTGCAGAATATGTACAGGATAGAATACTTGTTGCACATAGAGTAACATCTCCACTTCTATTTGGTATCAGAACACAAAACAATGGTTTCTCTTCTCAATCAGAGGAAATGAAAACTGCATTTAGTATCTTACAAACAATGACAATATCTCCATTTCAAAATCTTATTCTTAATGCATTAGATTACGCATTGACAATGGGTGGTGTAGATAATGCAGAATTATATTTTGAGCAATTAACTCCATTAGTAATTCTTTCTCAAACAGCAGAAGAAACTGGTAAGAGTGTTGCACAAGTTGAAGATGAAACTAATAAAGCATTAGAAAATCCTGCAACATCAGAAGATAGTGAAGACCAAACAACAGAAGAAGTAATGCCAGATACTGAAAACATTGAATCATTCTCTATGTTATCATTTAATAATAAAGAATACGAAATATACAAATAATATGAGCTACGCATTATTCATAAACAGAAACGACATAATTAAAAATACACCATTACAGGGAGCAATTGATGCTGATGCACTTCTACCTTTTGTTAGAACTGCGCAGGACAAATATATTAAAAACCTTATTGGTACAGTCTTATTTGATTATCTACAAGACCAAATAGTTGCAAATACTGTTGGTTCATTAAGTGTTTATTATCAGGACTTATTAGATGATTATATAAAGAATGCATTGATATGGTATTCTGCAGTTGAATACATTCCATTTAGTTCAGTACAATTCAAATCAAATGGTGCAGTAAAGCAACAAAGTGAACAAGGTATAGCACCTGCTAAATCTGAAATTGATTATCTTTTGAACAAAGCTTTAAACAATGCAGATTACTACGCATTAAGATTACAAAACTATCTAATTGCTTACTCACAAAACATTCCACAATATTTGGAAAGTGTAGGTAATCAAACACAGATATACCCTGACCAAACAAATCAATATTTCGGAGGTATTCAACTATAAACTATGGCAGCAATCGTACATAATTCAGGTATCAATTATACACTTTATTACAATACTCTTAATTACTTTAAAACAATTATGAGTAATCACCCTTCTATTGAGGTGGTGACACAGGGTGATATGAGTGATTTTGATACAAGAGAATTTCCTTCTTATCCAATCGGTAATGTACAAATCGTTTCGACAAACTTTGGTGATACAATTACTGAATGGGAAGTGGAATTGACAGTAGCAGATAAAATTAAAAATAAAAACAACGAATCAACAGGGAGTACTAACGCTCAAACTATTGCATTCTTTGGTGTAGATGATACAGTTGACATTCATGCAAATACATTAAGTATTCTAAATGATTTAACTGCATACACACAAAAGAGTGTAGATGGGTTTGAAGTGAATGGGGATATAATTTGTGAACCCTTCGCCGATAAGTTTAATAACGGATTGGCGGGGTGGGTGGCCAAATTCACTCTCACTACTCACAACGATAAAAACCGTTGTCTTTTTTTTTTGATTGAAGAAGCTATTAACGGATATAAGATATCTGATTGTTTAACGGGACAAGAATTCCTTGCAACAATTAGTATCGGAACAGGACAATCGGTTGGTGGGGTGTTTGCAACATATATAAATGCATTACAACCTGCTGATTATGGAAACTTAAAATGTTTTCAAGTACTAGATGGATTAGAGTTTGGGAATTGGGACTTAAATAATCTACCAATGATAAACTGGCCATATCCAAACGGATACGATGATTGTGTGGAGTGTGAATTGTGGATAAATCCAAAAGTATGGTCAACAACTCCGGCTGCATGGAGTGGAACAAATGCAGAATTTAGAACATGGGCGACAGTATAACGAATAAAAAATAAAAATAATGGGAAGCTTAAGTAACCTTTATATTTCACAATCTTATCAATCTCTAATCCATTTAGCGACCAATAATACTGCTTCGGCAACACTTATTGGTTTAGAAGATGGTTTAGGAAATTCTATTGGAGTATCTGTAAATACAGCAGGTAATCTATATCTTTCAGGAACATTTAGTGCTTCACTACAACAAGGATACATTTATGTAGGTAATAGTAGTGGTAGAACTATTGCATTCCCAACAGCATCATTAGTAACAAATATTGATACAGGAAGTTTAGTAACTACTTCATCATTTAATTCTTATACTGCTTCGACTAATATTCGTTTAAGTAATATTGAATTAACTACTGCAAGTATTCTTGTTTCAGTTTCTAATCTTAACGTATTTACACAATCCGCAAATATCCGTTTAAATAACCTAGAAACTACTTCGGCAAGTGTTAATACATCCATTACCAATATAAACGCATATACGCAATCTAATGACCTTAAATGGCAAGATTTAGGAAGTAAGAGTGGAAGCTGGATTACAGAAAGTGAGACAGGTTCTTTTGCAAGATACAATGTAAGTAATCCGTGGAGTGCAGACCAAAACTTTACAAACATAACGGCATTATCTGCTTCATTTACTTATTTACAAACCGTTTTCGAAACAGCAAGTGTAATATATTCTTCAGGTTCGAATCAGTTTGGTGATGAATTAACTGATATACAAACATTAAGTGGTAGTGTAAAAATTAGAGGTGGACTTTTAATCAATAATTTAGATGTAACCGCATCAATCAATAGTTTATCAGATAAAACAGGCTCATACGCAACAACTGGCTCTAATACATTTGTTGGAAATCAAACTATATCAAATGGAGCAAATCTAAATGTTAGTGGAAATATAGCATTAACAGGCAACAATTCTAGAATAACCTTTGCTAATGGAACTTATATGTTAGGTACGCCTGGCGATACTTTTGGAGTAAATTCTGATGGTAGTTCACAGCAATTTGATGTAGGAGATAGTGCACCAATACCATCTTCTCAAAATATTACTTTTAGAAATACTACACCAAACGGACAAATAGTTTTTAGAAGTTTAAATGGTGGTACTATTATTTTATCAGGTAGTGCAACTGAAATACAAAATGTAAGTTTTATCCCATTCTCACAAAGTTTAGATAGTAGATTAGACATTTTAGAAAGCTCTTCTTCTTTAGCATTATATACTGCATCTTTTGATAATGGTACTCGTAATCTTACATTTACAAAAGGAGATGCATCTACGTTCAATGTAAATATTCCTGATGTAAGTGGAAGTACAATAAATACGGCTAGTTTTGCAACGACTGCATCATTCAATTCTTATACACAATCGAATGACCAAAGAGTTGGTTCATTAGAAGCAGCAACATCATCTTATGTAACTGAAACAGAAAGTGGTAGTTTCTTAATTACTGCGTCTGCTGTAAGTAATATATTGACATTTACAAAAGGTAATAATACACAATTTAATGTTACAGTTGGAACAGATATTAATACAGGATCATATCTTACAACTGCATCATTCAATCAATACACTTCATCAAACGACCAAAGAGTTTCTTCATTAGAAGTATTCAGCAGTAGTGCATTAATTTCTATATCTAATTTAAATCAATCATCAGCATCTCAACAGGTTAGTATTGATGCATTAAATGTATTTACTGCATCACAATCAACTGCAAGTATTGTAACATCAATTGATAATTTAAATTCATTTACTCAATCTGCTAATATAAGATTGAATAATTTAGAATCAACATCAGCAAGTGTAAATACATCTATATCAAATCTTAATAGTTTTAGTGCAAGTACATTAGTTTCTATAAATGCTTTGAATAGTGCAACCGCATCTTATGTAACCGAAGCGGAAAGTGGTAGTTTTTTAATTACTGCTTCATTCGATAACGGAACTCGTAACTTAACTTTTACAAAAGGA